TTCCTTTCGCCCTGAACCACTCAAGGCATGGACGTAATGTAGACGCGCTGTTTCGATATGTCAACTACCATTTGTTGATGTATTGACACAGCCGAGAATTCTTGCCATGATGCGGCGCATGGACCTTAAAACGACATTCCATGAACTGAGCGAGTTCATGACGTACCGCGAAATCGCTGCACAAGTGGGGCTCGTCTCGGGCTCCCAGGCCCACAAGATCGCCCACGGCAAGCAAGCCAGCGTGTCTTACGAGGTGGGCGTCGCCGCCGTGTCACTGCTCAGGCGGTGCCAAGCCAAGCAGGCCCGCCGGGATGCGCGAAAGTCGAAGGTCCAAGCGTGAGCCCTGCGCAAAGACAAAACGCCCGGAGTGAGTGGTTCACACCGGGCGCCTCTGACCAACCCACCACGAAAGGAGTCGTGATTCATGGCTGACGAGATTTTAGGGTACGAAAACTTCGTGTCAACGAAGCTATCGCGCGTGCCGCCTACTGGCATTGCTGACGGCTTTTCGCTTCCTGCGTCGATGTTTCCGCATCAGGAGGCGCTGACCGCATGGGCATTGCGCCGTGGTCGCGCCGCGATCTTTGCAGATACGGGGCTTGGCAAGATGCGCATGGAATTGGCATGGGCTGACGCGGTGCGCAAGCACACCAAGCAGCCCGTGATGATTCACACGCCGCTGGCGGTGGCCGCGCAACTGGCCGCAGAGGCTGCGAAGATCGGAATTCACGCCAAGGTCTGCCGCGAACTGTCCGACCTGACGGACGGCATCAATATCGCCAATTACGAACGCCTTCACAAGTTTGATACGTCGATCTTCGGCGCGGTAGTGCTGGACGAATCTGGATGCATCAAGCACCACGACACGAAGACGTTCCAAGCGCTGACTCTCGCCTACCGCGATACACCATTCAAGCTGCCGGCGACCGCTACGCCAGCGCCCAACGACTGGACCGAGCTGGGCACGCACGCCGAGTTCCTGGGCATCTGTACCCGCGCCGAAATGCTCTCCGAGTTCTTCACCCATGACGGCAGCGACACGAGCGTGTGGCGGCTCAAGGGCCACGCCCGCGAAATCTTCTGGCGCTGGGTGGCCTCTTGGGGCGCGATGATCCGTAAACCCTCGAATCTGGGCTTTGACGATGGCGCCTACAACCTGCCGGCGCTGCACCTGCACGAGCATCATGTCGATTACGAATTGCCACTCAACGGGATGCTATTCGCCGCCGAGGCGCAGAGCTTGAGCGAACGGCGCGAAGCCCGTCGTGCATCTGTCGAGGATCGAGTCAAGGAATGCGCAGCGATGGTGCAATCCGAGCCCGAGGAATCGTGGCTCATATGGTGCGACCTCAACCGGGAGGGTGACGCACTTGCTGCAGCGATTCCTGGCGCCGTTCAAGTCGCTGGCGCTGACGACACCGATACGAAAGAGAAGCGGCTTCTGGACTTCGCCGAAGGCCGCACAAAAATTCTCATCAGCAAACCATCCATTGCTGGATGGGGAATGAACTTTCAAATTTGCGCGCGCATGGCGTTCGTCGGAGTGACTGACAGCTATGAGGCGTACTACCAAGCGGTACGCCGATGCTGGCGCTTTGGGCAAACCCGCGACGTGCATGTCCACATCTTTGCCAGCAAGGCCGAAGGCGCCATCGTCTCGAACCTCAAGCGCAAGGAGCGCGAGGCCGGTGAAATGGCCGACGCACTTTCCGCCGAGACGCAAGCCGCTGTGATGGCCGAAGTTGTCGGATTGACCCGAGAAACAAATTTCTTCAACAGTCATCTTTCCATCGATGTGCCTCAATGGCTCGCAGCAGCGTGAACGAGAGATTCAACGCAAAAGTGCTTAAGGATTCTGAGGGATGCTGGATATGGCAAGCCAGCACGCGAAATGGTTACGGTCAATTCGGTATTTCGCCAAATGAAATAGTTTACGCGCACAGATTTTCATGGGAGCGAGCCAACGGGAACATTCCGAATGGCATGTTCGTGTGCCACTCGTGCGACACGCCAGCATGCGTGAACCCGGCGCATCTATTTCTCGGTACATGCACAGACAACATGCGCGATGCGTCAATCAAGGGGCGCATCTCGCGCGGAGAAAAGCACTCTGCCATATTGCGCCGCGTCGCACTGAGTGGGGTTCGCAATCCGATGGCCCGCCTTTCTGCGCAGCAAGTAATCGAGATCAGGATTCGTCGAGCAGCCGGCGAACTCGCATCAATCCTCGCCAGTGAATTCAACGTCAGCAAGTCCACCATCGAAAAGATTGAGTGGCGTCAAACATGGAGCCATATCTAATGAACTGCATCAATCAAGTCGTGACCGACAACTACACCCTCATCCATGGCGATTGCGTCGAGGCCTTGCGCGGCTTGCCTGACCAATGCATCGGCTACTCAATTTTTAGCCCCCCATTCGCGTCACTTTATGTTTACAGCAACAGCGCGCGCGACATGGGCAACGTGCGCAACGATGCCGAGTTCTTCGAGCACTTCGATTACCTTATTGCCGAGTTGCGCCGCGTCATGAAGCCTGGGCGCAATGTCTCGTTTCACTGCATGGACATGCCCAGCAGCAAGGAGCGCGACGGCGTGATCGGCCTGAAGGACTTTCCAGGCGATCTGCTGCGCGCTTTTCAAAAGCACGGTTTCATCTTCCACGCCAAGGCGACGATCTGGAAAGACCCGGTGACGGCGATGACCCGCACGAAGGCGCTCGGCTTGCTGCACAAGAGCATCCGCGAGCGCTCGGAAATGACCCGCATGGGCATCCCTGACTACCTCATCACGGTGCGCGCTCCGGGCGAGTCGGAGCACGTCACGCACACGGCAGACGAGTTTCCAGTCTCGCTGTGGCAGAAAATCGCCAGCCCGGTCTGGATGGATATCAACCAGTCAGACACACTGCAATTCCGATCGGCTCGTGAGCACGATGACGAGCGTCATATCTGCCCGTTGCAGCTCGAAGTGATACGCCGTGGCGTGATGCTCTGGACCAACCCGGGCGACATCGTTCTCACGCCTTTCGGCGGTATTGGTAGCGAGGCCTATATCGCCGTCGAAATGGGGCGAAAGGCCGTTGCAGTTGAGTTGAAAGACAGCTACTACAAGCAGATGGTTGCCAACGTGGCGGCAGCAAAGTCCAAGACGACTGATCTTTTCAGCGAGGCTGCATGACCTCAGAAGACTCGTTCACAGACCTGCGCTATCTCATGAGCGAGGCCGATGCACGCTATGGCGACTTTGCCAGCACGCACGAAGCACTGGGCGTGGCGATGGAGGAATGGCACGAACTGATCGATGCCATTCGCGCCAACGATATCGGCGCGATCCAGCTCGAATGCATGGACTTGGCCGCCGTGCTGATGCGCCTGGCCAATCAACTCGCGGTGGATGACAGCGCCATCGTCAAAAGGAGCCTCAAATGAATCCGCTTTCCATGTCATTCGTCGCTACGCGCAGCCGCCGCCCCGACCACGAATCCTCACGCCGTCTGGCATCCAAGACCGCCGCGGGCGGCAAGGCGGGCGCGCTGCGCCGCCGCATTCAGGCCGCGCTTCTGTTCGATGGGCCGATGACCGCGCGCGAGCTGGCGGTGCTGCTGGGCGAGGACTTCCTGGCCCTGTCGCGGCGCATCAGCGAGACGGCGGAGATTGGCAAGACCAGCGAGCTTCGCGATGGGGGCATGGTGTGGCACTACACAGGGCCTGCTCCTTTCTGACAAACGCCGTTGCACAAAAACACCATGTTGACGTGATACTGTCGGCATAGACCGGGATAGGCGACGAGTAGCTACGTTGCCGACAAGAAGGCCCTCACTTCTTCCCGCCGTCTTTCTTGAGGGGCATGAGGAAGACAGAAATGGAAAAAATGAGCTACGCGCAACAGTTGAAGCATCCCAACTGGCAGCGCAAGCGACTCGGAATTCTTGAGCGCGACGGCTTCGAATGCTCTTGCTGCGGTGACAAAGAAACAACCCTTCACGTACATCACAAGAAGTACATCAAGGGCCGCATGGCGTGGGATTATGAGGACGATTTTTTGGAGACTCTTTGTGATCCATGCCACAAGCGACAGCACGCCTCACGCGAACTTCTAGACGAATTGATCGCTTGCAATGGCGTTGCATTGGACCAGATGCTTGGATTGGCCGCCGGTTATCTGCTTGCCAATTTTGATATTGATACTGAATTGGCGGAGCGTATTTCTTCTGGGCGAAAACTTGAATTCGAGATTGGAATTGCCGCATCAACGCTTGGTAGCAGACATGGAATGAGGTGGCGAAAAGTTGTCATTGATGAAGTTTTAAGTGGTCGACCACAGAACCCCATCGTCATCAAATATGCCGAACGCTGGCAGACTGAAAAGGATGCCTGATGGCACGGGCTCGAAACATCAAACCCGGATTCTTTTCGAACGATTCCCTTGCCGAGTGCGAACCACTGGCGCGCCTACTGTTCGCCGGATTGTGGACGATTGCAGATCGCTCCGGTCGGCTGGAGGAAAGACCTCGACGCATCAAGGCGGACCTGTTGCCTTATGACGAATGCGACGTGACGGCGTTGCTTGATCAGCTTGCTTCGCGTGGCTTCATCGTGCGTTACACCGTGTCAGGGAATGTATTCATCCAGATCAACACCTGGGACAAGCACCAGAACCCCCACATGAAAGAAGCGCCAAGCGAGATACCAGCACCA